GAGATGCACAAGGTCAGGTTGTCAACCTAGTAAACCTTGACCCTGAAAAGGTAGATGTTGAGCGTTCCAAGATTGGCCGCAAAGTTTACAAGGTCCAAGGCGAGGGCCGGATGCTTACAAGCGATGAGGTCATCCACATTGTTGACCTAATCTTGCCAGGTGAGCTAACAGGACTTAGCCGAGTTGAAACACTAAAGCAGTCACTCGGACTAAACATTGCCCTAAGCGATTACGCTTCAAGGTTCTTTGGAACTGGTGCAAGTGCATCGGGCGTGATCGAGTTTCCAGGGAATCTCACCAGCGAGCAGGCCTCTCAGTTGGCAGACGGCTTTGACGCTCGCCACAGAAACGGCACACGCAGAGCACACCGCACAGGTGTCCTATCTGGTGGAGCTAAGTTTGTTGCCACTCAGACTGACCCAGAAGCAAGCCAAGCACTAGAGTCACGCAAGTTTGCAGTCGAGGAAATTGCCAGAGCTTTCAATGTCCCACTTCACTTGCTAGGTGTACCAGGCACAGCAAGCTACGCATCTGTCGAGCAAAACAACTTGCAGTTTATCTCGATGACCCTAAGACCACTGGCAGAAAAGGTTGAGGCAGCGTTCTCACGCCTACTACCTGGCGATGCCTTTATCAAGTTTCAGTTCAATGACCTACTAAGAGCAGACCTAGCCTCACGAGTCCAGTCCTACTCAGTCGGTACTCAGGCAGGTTTCTACTCAACCAACGACATCCGCAGACTTGAGGATCTAGAGCCAGTCGAGCAGGGTGACCAGTACCGAGTGCCACTTGCCAACATTGCCTTGGCAGATACCGAGGTCATCACACTTGAGAAGCGTGTCAAGATGGTTCAGCAGTTAGTCATCTCAGGTTTCACACCTAGCGAGGCACTTGCTGCTGTTGGACTCGGACAGATTGCCCACACCGGATTGCCAAGCACACAGCTACAGCCTGTTGCTCAGATTGACCCAACAGACCCTACTGCTGTTTATGGGGTCTGATGGCTGTCAAGACTTATGGCTATGACCTTGTGGCCAATGTACGCACTCTAGTAGTTCCTGCAAGCGTGGGGGTTCAGCATGTCTGCATCCACAATCATGAGCACAATCAAAACCATGAGATTTTTATCGGTGGCTCAGATGTCACTTTGACCAATGGTATGCATGCTGTTGCCACAGAAACTGGTGTTTTGCAACTACTTCCAATGGATGAACTGTATGCAATCGCAAATCAGAACTCCAATCTAAGAATCTTGGTGGTCAAATAGTGCCTTACTACATTACTCAAGAAAACTCAGAGTGCCCTAGCTGGGCAGTTGAGAAAGAAAACGGCGAGCTAATTGCTTGCCATGACTCTAAAGAGTCAGCCATTGCCCAAGCAGTAGCTATCAGCCTTGCAGAAAAGACAGAGTTTTTAGGCGAACGAGCTGCCATTGGTTTACTACAAGTTGGTGACTTTGTTTCTTGGGCACCGCTAGATCCTAGAGTTGCAGCTCAGGTTGCAGAGGTACAAAATGACTTTGCTGTGGTCAAGCTGTTTGAGTACGAGGATGGCATCTTTGAGCCAACCGACAAGCTCATGGTCATAAATGTATTTCAGCTAGAAAAGATACCAACCCCAAAGATGATTGCTGTTGAGGTTGAGATGGATGAGCCTGACTCACCAGAGGATGACCTTGAAGCCAACCTGCCGGACAACTACAGACCAGCCCTAGCCGAGGATGTGCCAGAAGGCCGAGCCTGTGGCAACTGTTTCTTTTTTGACGAGTCTAGGCTAAACGAGGCTGGCGATAAAGCTTGGTGTGAGCGTTGGGATGCCTTTGTTGATGGTGGCTACTACTGCAACGCTTGGGAATCAAACGATGAGGAAAGAGCCATCAACCAAGAGGCACCTGCCTACATGAGAGCAGCAGCTCGCCGAGGGCTTGAGTATTACGACCAGGGTCTAGCTGGCGATGGTGTCACACCTGGCACTATCCGAGAAGCCAGAGCAATGGCAGAGGGCACAGTCAGCGATGACAAGTGGATAAGGATTGCAGCTTGGATTGCTCGACACCTTGTGGACCTAGATGCCCCTGATGCTAATCCAGAGTCGGACAACTACCCATCAGCCGGTGTTGTTGCTCACTTGCTTTGGGGATCAGGCCCAACTAGGAGAGCTGCACAACGCACCCAAGACTACGCTGATTCAGTAGTTGCTAGAATCAGAGCAGAGGAAACTAACAGCATGGACAATAAAAACAAGTGGCTAGATGTAGCAAGAGCTATTGCCCTAAAGATTGACGGACCAAAGGCTGATAAGCCAGAGGTCAGGACTAACAGCGTTGACTTTGAAGTCAGGGCTGAGGGTGACGGCATGACCTTTACTGGCTACGCCTCTGTTTTCAACAGCCCATCACAAGACCTTGGTGGCTTTATTGAGTATGTTGCCCCTGGTGCTTTCAAGCGTTCCCTACAATCTCGCAATGAAGTCAAGCTACTTTGGAACCATGACTCAGGTGAGCCACTAGCCTCACTCAGAGGTGGCACCATGCAACTTGTCGAGGATGAAGTGGGCCTAAAAGTATCTGCACAGCTACCTAACACCACAAGAGGTCGGGACATCGCTGAGTTGCTTCGCACTAAGGTAATTGACTCTATGAGCTTTGGCTTCAATGTCATCAAAGACACATGGTCAAGAGATGGGCAGACTCGCACACTGGATTCAGTTAGGCTTTTTGAGGTTTCAATCGTAAGCTTCCCAGCCTATGAATCAACGACTGCAACAGTACGCTCACAGCCAACCATCAACCCTGACCAGCTTGCCGATGCTTTGCTAAAGCTAGAGTCTGGTGAGGAACTAGACGAGGAAAACGCAAACTTGATTACTGAGGTAGTCAATAAGCTAAAGTCAAACCCAGAGGTCACCGAGGATGTTGCAGACAACGGCCTTGACTTGCTGGACCTAAAAAAGAAGCAATTTGACCTACTACTGAAAAGGATCTAAACATGGCAACCAAAGATGAAATCAAAGCAGCTCTACTAAAGGCAGCCGGCAACCCATCAGCAGGTATCATCAAAGACCTAGCTGATGACTTTGCTCAGGCAGTCTGGGAACTAGACAACACAAACTCAATCAACCCAGCCAAAGAGGTTAGGATTGTTGACAGTAAAGAAACTCGCTAACTCGTTTCTTTAGCCCCAGCTCGGTCCCCCTTCCTGAGCTGGGGTTTTCTTTTGCCTATAAACTTGTTGTATCAGTTGAGTGTTAGCACCGCTGTGTCTGTTGAGTGTCAGCACCGCAGGAACCCCCTCAAATCAAATTATTAGGAGAATCATGTCTGACTTTATCAAGTCACAGATGGATGCTCGCAACAACCTCATCGCACAGGCAAGAGAAGTTCTTGACATTGCTGAGGCTGAGAAGCGTGGTCTATCCGCAGAAGAAAACCAAAAGATTGCTCGTATCGAAGCTGACATTGACTCAGCCGACACAGCTATCTCAACCGCTCGCTCAATCTCTGAGCGTGAGGCTCGTGCAGCAGAGGCAGCAGCTTCATTCGCACCATCAACAGCAGCAGTAAACACTGACGCTGACATCCTTCGCTCAATCGCATCAGGTGAAGTTCGTGGATACGAGTTCGCTCGTGAGGCTCGTACCCTAGTTCCATCCAGCAACACTGTTGGACAGAGCTTCTACGACCAGGTATTCGAGATTGCCCAGCTAGTTGGCCCAATGCTAACTGTGTCTGAGGTATTCAACACAACCAGTGGAGAAAATCTCGTCATCCCGACAGTCACAGCCACTTCATCCGCTGGATCTGTTGCAGCAGCAGGAACCATCTCAGAGTCCAACCCAACCTTCTCATCCATCACTCTTGGTGCTGAGAAGTATGGTGCTCTAGTGCAGGTTGCTCAGGAACTTGTGACTGACGCTGGATTCAACATCACTAGCTACATCGCACAGCAGCTTGGAACCTCACTTGGTTTACAGGCAAACTCAGTTCTAACCACAAAGCTATCTGCAGCCGCTGGCTCAGTAGTGACTGGTGGAACCGGAGTATCTGGTGCAGCTTCCTACGAGAACCTAATTGACCTTGTTTACGGCATCGCAGATGGTGCTCGTGTGCTTCCAGGTCTAGGTTTCCAGATGGCTAAGTCAGGTATCGCAGCAGCTCGCAAGCTAAAGGATGGTGCAGGAAACTACATCTGGACCAACTCAGCAGTCCCAGGACAGCCAGCAACCTTGCTTGGCTACCCAGTGTACGAGAACCCAAATGTTGCAGCAGTAGGAACAGCCGCTAAGTCGGTATTGTTTGGACACCTACCAAGCTTCAAGGTTCGTGTTGCAGGTGGTATTCGTGTTGACCAGTCAGCAGACTACGCTTTCAACACCGACACAGTCACCTACCGAGGCCTAATCCGTCTTGATGGTGGACTAACCCACGCTACCCACATTGGGTACTTCAAGGGTGGAGCAAGCTAAACCCTTAGCTCAAAAGCTGACAAGCCCCAAGCGTGTAGGTTCGCTTGGGGCTTGTCTTTTGCTAGGATTATCGCAACAGAGAGAGAATCTACATGAGCAAGAAAAAACTAAAAGGCACAGTATCCGTCTTTAGCAACTCACCAGGACAGCCAACCGGATACGGCCAAGCTACAGATGCCTTAGTCAAACTGCTAAAGCGTGATGGTGCTGATGTTGCTGCTTTGTCTAACTATGGCAATGAGGGAATCAACACAACCTACAAGACCGAGTACGGCGACATCCCTGTCTATTCCAGAGGCTCTGAGGCTTACTCAAATGATGTGGCCCCAGCTCACCATAAGCACTGGAAAGCAATAAACAAAAAGCAATCAGACCTAATGATTACGCTTTACGATGTCTGGGTCTTGAACTCTAAAGGCTATGACACTATCCCGATTGCAAGCTGGACACCGATAGATCACAACCCAATCCCACCAGGTGTATTGAAGTGGTTGCAGAAGGAAAATGTGACACCGCTTGCTATGAGCAAGTTTGGGCTAGAGCAGATCAACAAGGCTGGTGTTGAGGGCCACTATGTACCTCACAGCATTGACACCAAAGTATTCAAGTTTACTGACACCATTGAGGGTCAAAAGGTTGACGACTTTATGGGCTTTGAGGATGGTCGTTTTGTTGTTGGCATGAACGCTGCCAATAAGTCATCGGGCATCTTGCACCGCAAAGCCTACTCAGAGAACATGATGGCCTTTGCAATGTTTGCTCGAAAGCACAAAGATGCCATGCTCTACATTCACGCAGACCCCAGCTCACCTCATGGCTGGAACCTTATTGCACTCGGTCAGTTGCTAGGTATCCCAGTTGACAACATGACCTTCCCTGACCCACTTGCCTACCGCTATGGGATGTCGCAAGAAACACTTGCAGGTATCTACTCAAGCTGGGATGTCATGCTGGCAACAAGCTATGGAGAGGGCTTTGGGATTCCAACTGTTGAAGCCGCTGCAGTTGGTGTGCCAACCATCGTGAGCAAGTTTGCAGCAAGCCCTGAGCTATGTGCAGATGGCTGGGTTATCAGTGGTCAGCCACTCTATGATCCAGCACAGCACTCATTCTGGACTATCCCATCAGTGCCTGAGATAGTTGAGGCATTGGAACAGGCCTACGCTAGAGGCAAGGGCAAGTCAGCCAAGGCTGTTGAGTTTGCTCAAAACTTTGACCATGAAAAGGTCTGGCAAGAGAACTGGATGCCAGTGCTAAAGAAACTACTCAAGTGATTCCAGTCCTAGGTTTTGCAACCCTAAAAAGGTTTGACCTAGCCCAGAGGCTACTTGACTCTATTGACTACCCAGTCGAGCATCTTGTTATTGTTGACAACTCAGGCACTAACACCTGGCAACCTAGCCAGCCAGAAAAGGTAAAGAACCTCTGGATGATTAGAGTGCCCTTTGGCCTTGGTCTTGTCGGTGCTTGGAACCTGATAGTAAAGTCAACACCCTATTCCTACTACTGGGTGCTAGTCAATGATGATGCTTGGTTTGGTGAGGGTGCCCTTGAGATCATCGCTCAAGATGCTGACCCCGATGGCTTGGGCTTCCCCCACATTGTGCCTGACTGGTCCTGTATCGTCTTGGGTCAAAAGGTAGTTGAGCAGGTCGGGCTTTACGATGAGCGACTGTATCCCCTTTACTTTGATGATGATGACTATGAGAGGCGAATCAGAAACGCTGGGCTATCTGTCAAAAGGATTGAGGCGATTGTCCACCACAATAACAGCTCAAGCTTGCAGGGCAACGAAACAAAAAACAATAGGACTTTTCAGGCTAATCAACGGCTCTATCAGTCAAAGGTTGACAACGATGATTACAGCGAGGGCAACTGGTCACTCAAGATAAGGCGTGAAAACTCTTGGGCTTAGTTTATACAGGTGGCACTTTTGACCTTTTCCATGCCGGTCACGCTAGGTTCCTACAACGCTGTGCCGAGCTTGGCCCTGTGGTGGTATCCCTAAACACCGATGATTTTATTGAGGAATACAAGGGCAAGCCACCAGTCATTAGCTACGCAGACCGAGAGGCTGTGCTGCTTGCTTGCAGGTATGTTGACAAGGTAATCCCCAACACAGGTGGGACCGACAGCAAGCCAAGCATCGAGGAAGTCTGGCCCGACATCATTGCCATTGGCACAGACTGGGCTAGGCGTGATTACTACGCACAGATGAAGTTTGACCAAGACTGGCTAGATGAGCGAGGTATCGCCTTGATCTACATCCCATACACACAAGGCATCAGCTCTACAGCCATCAAAGAGCGTATGCTTTTTAGGAGATAAGATAGGACTACTATGGCAATAACCCAAGGATATGCGACTCTCGCAGAGGTCAAAGCCTCATTACGCATCACAGACAATGTTGATGATTCTTTGCTGGAAACAGCAATCGAGTCTGCCTCAAGACTTATTGACGGCTTCACAGCTCGAAGCTTCTCTAACGCAGGTACCGCTGTAAGGAACTTTGCTGCCACCGATGCCATCAACCTAATTATTGACGATGCAATCACAGTCACAAAGGTTGAGTCCACCGATGAGATTGGTGACACCTACACAGAGTGGGCTGCTACTGACTACCAGCTTGAGCCTGTAAACAGCAGAGCTGATGGACTGTATTCCCCTTACACAAGCATCAGAGCTGTCAACACTTACGCTTGGCCAGTCGTTGACTACCAGGCACTTGTAAAAATCACTGGCACTTGGGGCTGGTCGTCTGTACCAACCGCTGTAAAGCAAGCCTGTGTGATTCAGTCATCAAGACTTTTTAAGCGTCTTGACTCGCCTCTAGGTGTTGCCGGATTTGGTGACATGGGTGCCATCCGAGTTGGTCGCTACCTTGACCCAGATGTCGAGCAACTACTTATGCCTTACAGGATTATGAGGAACTTCGGCTAATGAGCATTAGCCTAATCAGGCAAGCCCTTGCTACTAACCTTGCAACTATCTCAGGCCTACGCACAGCAGCCGAGGTTCCTGACCTACCAAACCCACCTATTGCCATTGTCGGTCTGAGATCTGTTTCCTACGATGGTGCCTTCAACAAAGGCATGACTACTTACAACTTTGCAATCACTGTCATTGTTGGCAGAGCTGCCGAGCGTGAGGCACAAAGACGGCTAGATGCCTACATCAGCACAGGGGCAAGTAGTGTCAAAAGTGCAGTAGAATCAGATAGTACGCTTGGTGGTAATGCCTACGACTGCCGAGTTGTTTCAATGGACTCAGTTGGTTCATTGAACATCAGCGACACCACATACCTGGCTGCTGACTTCACAGTCACAGTCATAGCAAACTAGGAGAAACAACATGGCAAAGTTTTTTGCACAAGACTACAAAATCACAGTTGGAACAACCAACCTCAGCACCTCAATCAACTCAGTCACCCTTGACATCACAGCCGATGAGATTGAAACCACCGCTTTTGGAAGCACCTACCGCACACGCATTGGTGGCCTAAAGAGTGGATCAGTATCACTTGACTTCATGCAGGACTTTGCTGCTGGCTCAGTTGATGCCCTACTATT